AACGGTATTAAAGTATTTAAAAATACGATCAGCGCTAGTATGTTTTACGACACTAGCACCAAGAGCCCTTGCGCAACTGAAAATAACGTTGCTGTTAAAAAACTATCGTCGGATGCCAAATTCGGAGTTTTAACGTATCAGGGTGAGAAGATTGCGAAAAGCAATTATAACTTGACCTTTGATGGACTTGTATTGAGAGTAGATAAAGCAGTTATTAAATCTATCGCGGGTTCTGGCGAAGAATTAAAGAACGTTCCCGCAGAACATCTATCAGGTAAAGTTCAAGCCAAGAGTATAAATTATGGCTCTGGTCTTGAGGAATATCGAACTGAACTTAAAGTTAAGGCCGCCGAGGGAATTAAATGTGATGATGATGGCTTATCTTTAAATCTTGCGCCCAATGGGGCTCTTGATATGAGGAACCAAAAATTATTTATTAATCCCGATAACTCTTTAAATATTCAAGATAAGGGACAAAACGTCAGCGATTCTGATTTGCTATTGGTTTATGATTCATCCCGCGGCGACGTAAGGCACACCACTCTTAAAAATCTTTATGATGGTTTTGTTAATCTTAAGATTCCTCGCGCAGCAGGAACCAAAAATAGTGTTCAGTGTAAAGGAAATAAAGCTTTCGAAGGCGATCAAAACTTTACATATGATGCAGCAAGCAAGACAGTTGCAGTTAAAGGTATAACTAAAACCACAAATCTTCAAGTTGCACATACTTTAGAATCAAACAACAAGCTTTTGATAAACGGCGCGATTTATGGTTCAATCAAGACCATTGATAATCCACAATATATGATTGAGGATACGGATAACACTCTTTTGTTTAACGCGAGCGATAATCCAATAACCACTACACTTCCCGCGGCTAAAGAAAATATTGGAAGAATTATTACAATTAAAAAAATATGCAGTGGTCCGGATGAGGACAAGATACGCGGAAGCAATATCTTGAAAGTAATAACCAATGGAGAGCTTATTGATTTTATGCCAGAGTTTAAGCTTATATCAAGTTATTCAACAAGAACTGTCCAGTCAGATGGAAATAAATGGTGGATTATAAACAGTGTTGGGTCATAATATTGGCTTTTTACATTAAAAACCACTATTTATTTTGAATTAGTATTTTTTTAGGAGTTCCATACATGTCTAGTTTATTAAAAGAGGCGATTGTTGATGCAAAAGCTCTTCGCGAGGCTGCCCTCAAAAGCGCAGAAACAACAATTGTTGAGAAGTATTCTGACGAAGTTCGCAGAACTTTAGAAACCATCTTAGAGCAAGATGAATTAGACCTAGGACCCGACCTTGGTGATAATATATCCGCCGAAGGCGATCTTGAAATGGAAGACCTTGAACAAGGCCCCCCAACCGAAGACATATTAGCCGACGTCCCTTTCGCGGCAACCGATGGTTTAAGCGACGGTGATGTAGACGCCGATGGCATCGATCGCGCCAATTTCCCGCCAGCCGGCCAACCTGTGGATGTCGAAGTAGACATTAATTTAGCCGCACTGCAGGAAGCAATTGGTGAACTCCAAACACAAATGGATGAATCACAAGAACTGGAGATCACCGAAGAAGAAATGGTCGAGATCCTTTCTGAGGCCCCCGTCGACGTCGATGTGGGTGACGAGGTGACAGTCGATGACGAAGCCGGCGAAGAAGACGCCGACTCCAAAGATATGAAAGGCCTTGACAATCTGGCTGAAGGCGATGAAGGCGATGAAGACCTCGACCTCGATGATATCACCGCAGCCGTGCAGGAAGTTCTTGAGGTTGATATGGGCGCCTCGCTTTCAGGCTGGGCAGGCCGATCCTCCTACGATATAAAACATCAAATGGAAATGGAAATGGCCCATCGCCGCAGTACAGATTTACAAACAGATTTAGAAACTTTGAAGAAAGCTCAAGAAGAAGTTGTTTTTGAAAACAAGCAGCTTAAAAACGAGCTTTTACAATACAAACAAGCAACAAGTGAGCTTAAAGAAGGTTTACAAAATGTAAACCTTTCTAACGCTCGTTTGTTATACACGAACCGTGTATTGAGAAATACCTCCCTAAATGAGCGACAAAAGGAAACAATTGTCGAAGCTATTTCGCGTGCTGGTTCAGTTACAGAAGCAAGAACAATTTTTGATACGCTTCAAAGCACAACGCATGCTCGACCTAAAAAGAGCCCACAATCGTTGAGCGAAGCATTAGGAAACCGTTCCTCCGCATCTGTAATCCGCGCTTCTCGAATTAGACAAGAGAGAAGTACTTCTGAAGCCGATCCCCTCCAGGATCGTATGAAGAAATTAGCGGGAATTAAATAGCATAAAATCATTATATAAAAGGAGGTGATAATTATGTCAGGAATAGTAGAAAGATTAACAGAAGGTTGTGTTAATCGTGATATGCGCGCCGAAAGTCACGCACTTCTAACGAAGTGGGAGCGCACAGGACTCTTAGAGGGTCTTAAAAGTGATCGTGTAAAGGGCACTATGGCCCGTCTTTTAGAGAATCAAGCTAAAGAGCTACTTCGTGAGAATAGCACAATGGCTGGTGGTGATGTTGAGGGCTTCGCAGCTGTCGCATTCCCCATTGTTCGTCGCGTTTTCGCTGGTTTAATCGCCAACGATCTCGTAAGCGTTCAGCCCATGAGCCTTCCCTCGGGACTCATTTTCTTCCTTGACTTCACCATTTCGACCGATGGCGCGGGTATTCCCCGTCTTGGTTATGGTGATCCCCAGGGTGATAAAGAGTCACTGTATGGTGGCGGACGAGTGGCTAGCCAGATCACTGGCGGTGTGCTCATCAATGCAGCTAATGCTGAAGAAGGTCCTTATAACCTTAATAACGGTTATTCGTCTCCCACAGCATCTGCTGGTTTGACGATCACCGCTATTACATCAAGTATATACAGCTCTAGCGCTGGTGAACTACCCCTGCTTTGTCAGTTCGATCCCGAGCTGGAGTCGCAGTCTGGTATTGCAACAGTTGCCGTTGGTACTATTGACACAAGCAATCTTACGCTTTTCAATGAAGAGAATCTTATTGCACTTGTTCTTAGTTCATCCAATGGTAACGGTGGTATGGGTCGCTCTTATGAGAGTGCTTCAGCTACTACTGGAGTTCAGCTCCGTCGCCTTACGCGTCTGAGTGGTTCTAGCCAGGATGTTGCTTATGTTGTCGTTGCTTCTTACGATGGAACTACAACTGCCGCACAGCTTGCTAAGGGTCTTTCCGGTAGTACTGATCAAAGTGCCACTAACTTCTACTTCCCACAGAAGGACGATCTTATTAGTGGTGGTGCTCTTGGCTCTGTTGTTGGTGATACACCATGGGGACTTGAGAATAACCAGAATATCCCCGAGATCGATATCAAAGTCGATTCCGTGGCTATTACAGCAATGACCAAGAAGCTTAAGGCTAAGTGGACCCCTGAGTTAGGACAAGATCTTAACGCATACCACAACCTTGATGCTGAGGTTGAGCTTACTAGTATCCTCTCTGAGCAAATTGCTCTTGAGATTGATCGTGAGATTCTTGAGGATCTTATGACACAGGCAACTGCTGGTACTTATTACTGGTCTCGTTCTCCGGGTCTGTTCGTCAATCGTACATCCGGTGCTGAGATTGGTGCTAGCTCTGCTGCCCCTGATTTCACAGGTACTGTGAGTGAGTGGTATGAGACTCTTGCTGAGACCATTAATGATGTTTCAGCACAAATCCATCGCAAGACTCTGCGTGGCGGTGCTAACTTCGTAGTCTGCGGACCTGAAGTTGCTAACCTCCTTGAGTTCACTGCTGGATTCCGTGCTAGTGTCACAGCTGATGATGAAACCGGTTCTATCGGTGCCGTTAAAGTTGGTTCTCTAAGCAAGAAGTTCGACGTTATTGTGGATCCTTATTTTCCACGTAATGTTGTCCTTATTGGTCGCCGTGGTTCCTCTTTCCTTGAAAGCGGATATGTATATGCACCTTACGTGCCATTGCAGACCACTCCAACCATCTTTGGGCCAGAAGACTTCGTGCCTCGCAAGGGCGTGATGACTCGTTATGCTAAGCAGATGGTTCGTCCCGACCTTTACGGTATCGTCGTTATCCGCGGCCTCACTGGTGAGTCCGGTAGCTGATTCAGCTAAGTAGACTATAAATTTAAAACCCTCGTC